GGACGGATCACCAAAGTGCCGTGTTGTCTGCCCAGCCCAAGTCGAATACCGCGTGGACGGGCTTGATAGCGTCATACGGGACTTTGGTGATCCGTCCGTCCATCTCAGCCAGAGTCATCTCTTGAGCAAAAACCGCCCCATCGACCGTCCGTCTGCATAAGCCCTCCCAGACGTTTAGGTAGGCGTTGTGGTCGTGGATCTCAAGGTTTTCCTTTTCCTCCCGCAGGGTCTGAGGGAACCACGGGTTGTCTCGCCATGTGATCTTCTGGACTATCGCGTTCTCAGGCGGGCTAATCACGAACCGCTGGTAGGTCTCATCAGTCTCTAGCTCCGGGTTAAAGGTCACCCAGATTTCGGAGTTGTCCCTACGGATGGTTGGGATCAGGACGTTCCAGCTAGTCTTGGAGATGGTCTGGGCTTCCTCGCACCAGCAGATGTCCACACCCTCAAAGGACTTGATCGACATGATGTTGTTCTTCAGTCCCGCAAAGAAGAACTCGGTTCCGTTCCTACCCTTGATTGAGGTGTTCGTTACCTCGTAGAACTCCGATAGACCAAGAGCTGCTATCTGGTCAGCCAAGAGCTTATGGACTGAGTCCTTGATTGAGACCTGAAACTCTCGGGCGCAGAGGATTCGTAGCGGGTCTTTGGCTCCCTTGATCAGCAGGGCTCTAGCCACTCCCCAAGACTTTGCTCCACCTCGGCCCCCGTAGAGAACCTTATAACGCTTGGGCTCAAAGAGGCACGCAAGTTTGACCGGGAACTCAGCCTTGGCTACCGCTTGAGCTAGTAGTTCTCTATCTTCGACCTCAGACATCAATGGTCTCGGGAGGCTTTATGAACGTGACCTGTATCGCGTTGAGGATTGGAGAGCCATCGGCGTTCTCCATCTGGTTGATTTGGATTGCCTTGCCGTCTAGCCTGTCTATTACTTCCTTGACTGCCCAAGCCTCTCCGGTCTCAGCCGCAGTCAGTAGCGTCTCTACTATCCTTGGAAGTCTCGCAGGGTTCTGAACCAGCGCCTTACGCAAAGCGTCATGGAACATCTTTCCCTTTACTGCATTTGTATTACCTATCGGTGCGGCCATATTGATTAACTCAATCTATAAGTTCCTTACACAGAATTGGATTGTGAACTTTTATTGTTTACTTTGCAACCTTTTTGTTGTAACCTGTTTGTTCTTTCAGGAGAATAACGATGGCTAAAAAAATTGTGGCTTACTGTGGGTTTGACGATCAATCTCGCAACGGTTATCTGAAATGGGATCGAGAGTATCTCGGTATGACTGATGCTCAAAAGTTAGAGTTTCTGACTGACACCATAAACGAAATGATTGCCGAGCATCGGTTTTTGATGCGGGTTATCGGTAACCTAAAAACTGCATCAAGGGGTCTAGAGCTTCCTCAGTAAACTTTTCCCCTTGGTGGGACTTGAGCATTGAAGAAAAGGTTGCGGCATCTGTTTTGCCTAACGCTCGGTTTTTCGCATACAACTGGGGAAACAACAGTTCCGCAGGGGCTCCGAGGCCACCACTTTGGCTTTGCAAGCCGCCCACATAACGCCCCGGTATGCCAGCCGAATAGGATTGATGGGTATAAGTTGGGGTTTGGATTCCTCTGCCGGGAATAGCCTCAAAAATGGTTTGCCCCATGAATCCTTGCTGAAGCCTTGGGTCGGTCATTACCTCTAAAGCATCGTTGTAAACGGGGAAACCTTGTTTGCGGAACTCATACTTTTCCATAAGATCAGAAATAGCCGTCCGCAATTGTCCCGGCGTAAAATCCTTCGATGTTCTTTCAGCCATCAAAACTTCCATTTCTGGCGAGCTAATGCTGGTTTTGAGGTTTTTGAAAGGATAAGTATTGAAAACCTTTCCCTCTTTATCTTTTTTGGGAACGGCATAGTTTTGGAGCGCCTGATTGAAATTCTTTACCGCACCAGCGGAGGGCTGAATTGCATCCAGTTGCCGTACCAGAGCTTGGGCTTGATGGTGACTAAAATCGATGGATCGCGGGCCACCGGCTAAAAATACGGCTAAAACGTCTTCTTCAGGGAACTTATTAAAATTTGCAATTTTGTTTGCCGCAGCCGTTGGCTCAGACGCGTAAGCTATTTCCTCGTCTACGTTAGATTTAACCAGCGGATATTGGAAGCCACCCTGTTGTGTTACCGGTTTTGACAGGGGCACACCCCTGATTTGCTGGATATCTTTCCCTATCGCAGATGTATCTCCAAATACGGGAACCAATGTCTTGCCAACCAGCTTCTCAGGATTAAACGCAATTTCACTAATTGTGGTCAGCCCCGGTGTTGGGACAGCTATTGTCTGGCCCCCAGCTCGCATTTCCTCGCGCCTTCTGACTGCGGGAATCTTGAGGTCTTTCTCGAATTTGGTAATCGCTGACTTTTCGGCTGGGTTGAGATTTGGCTTATCACCGTATAGCAGCTCGCGGATGGTCTTGCCGCCAACCTTGGTGATACCCATGTTCGCAAAGCTCAACGGGCCTTCCATCGCCCTTTCCGTGTAGGCCCGGAACGCGTCTGAATTCGTTACCTTTAATGGGTTATTTGGGTCACCAAACGCCAAGTCGCGCAGGGTGTTCAATTCCCGGTCTTGCTCTTGAGCTATGCCAGCCATCTGCTCCGCATACAGCGCAGGGTTAGCCGCAAAGTCCTTGAAACGGCGCTTTAAGGTGTTGCCAGCACTAAAAATGTCCGCAAGAACTGGCATTACTTCTTACCTTTAGTACCCTTTTTGGCTTCCCGTTTGACCGCATAAGCTATCGCAACCGCTTGCTTGACCGGCTTGCCAGCCTTGACCTCGGTCTTGATGTTTTGCTTGAACGCCTTGTCTGTCGTGGATTTCTTCAGCATGGCTACTTCTTTGCTGTCTTGGCTGACTCTTTGAACGCCTTTGCTGTTGGCGCTCCCTTGGTTCCGGGGGCTCGCATCTTTTCTGGAGTCTTGCCCGCTGCCTTTTGAGCCTTGATTCTCTCGCGCTTGGCGTGGATGTTCGCGTAAAGTCCGGTAGCCATCAGTCATTCCCCTCGTTTTCGTTAATCTTGACGGTATCTGCCTTGATCTTCGCAAGCCACCAATTGCAGTCCGCAATCGCTCCATCCAATGCCTGAAGATTTGCAACGGTGACGGCGCGTTGTTGATTAAGTTCCGCAACTCGCGCAAGTATTGAACTCTCATCCATTAACAGTTCCAGTTTTTCAAGGCCGCAGCCTTACGGGTGGGTCGGCCCTTTTCGTCCTTCATCGGGCCGGGGACTCCACTCATCCGCGCACAAAAAGACTTTTTACGGCCTTCGTCAGCCTTTGTCTTAGGGTTTGGAGCTGGAGCTTTAAGGTTTGAATTATTTTTCGCATTGTATGCCGCCCTTCCTTTTGCAGTCATGCCCGCACCCTGCTCCACGGGCTTGTAGTTCTTGCCCTTGCCAGTAGTAGTTCGGGGTATGGGTTTATTGGTTGTTTTCATCGATCCAACACACATCCTTCCATGACATCATAAGCAGTTTTTGGCCTTCTTGCTCTACTTCTTGGAACGTCAGGTACTCGCCTGTTGTTCCGTAGCGAATTCTTTGACCTACCTCGCAGGGGTTAGGAATGATCCTGCCCTTCTTGTCGTACTCACCCGGCCCAACCGCAACCACCTCGCCCATGTTCGGGTTTTCCCGCATGATTACTTCGAGGATTGCGCTCTTTTCGCGTTCAATCGGCTTGACTAGAATCCGGTCTCTCAGGGGTCTTATCATTTCTTTTGCGTGGTTTAGGGTTGATCTCCGGGGTGTCCTTAGACTGATACTCCCCGCACCATTGGGTGTCTTGCTTCATAACGTACTCGGGATACCGCTGGCACATTCCAAACTTCTGGTTTGCCAAAAAAAACCTACAAGTCCCGCAATTCACTTCAAGTTTTCCAGCTTGTAAATCGTTGAGTTGATCAAATCCGTAATTCCATCGACCAAGTTCTGTATCTCTGAGTCTTTCGGGAGGTCTTTTCTGGTGTCATCGACATAGTCCCGCATGGCCTTCATGTACTTCAGGGGGTTCTTTTCGATATAAAACTCAGGCTCAAATTCGCCCACCAGACCATTTCTTCCCATGTAGGTCTCAACCAAATCGTCCACCAAATCAGGCATGGATTCATAGTATTTCTGCAAAGCCTTATGCTCGGCGTAGCTCGTAGTCTGCCAATGTTGTATGTGGGCGCAAGTCGCTGAATGTAAGAGCGTCTGCGCGAAAGATTCCATTTCACCCATCTCGTAATTCTCCCTCTTGCACAGTAGATGTCAAGTAATAAACATTCACCATGCGCGGCCCAGTTTTGGCGTTTGTAACCGCACCCTTCTCGCAGGACACCTTCTGGTCGGCTACCAGCTTAAATAGCACCGCCTTGACCGAGTGACCCTTTGCCTTCAACTTTACGGCAATGTCAGCTCGCGTCAGGTTGGTTGACCTACCCAGAAGTTTAATGACATCACGGGCTAGGAATGAGCGCCTAGTTCGTTTCTTATTTTCCATCCTGTAATTATAAACTGTTTGGTGGAGGGCGGTGTGTACAACAACCGGATCTCACGTTGCATCCAATTGTCCCGCCCTCCGGAGCCTATCGTACTCCGCAACCGCACTTCATCTTGCCGCCGTAGGTCTGAACGCAGCCGTAGGGGGCATACACGGGGCAAGCTGCAAAGGCTACGCTTGCGCTCATCAGGATTGCTGCTGCTATTACCTTCTTCATGGTTTCTCTCCTAAAAGTTTAACTTTCACCATACCGCTCACTTGATCGCTCACTTTATATGTGCAATCAATTCTTTTATCGTTGATTTTCCAAGCGTCCGCAAGTCCGTCTTGCCCCGCCTTGAAAGCACCAACCATGTTGTCCTTATCGCGTGGCCTCCGATCCGGGGGGTAGAACTCCACCTCCAGATAGATTGGGCCTTCCTCGGGTATCTTCCACCTCTCTTGCAGGGCCAGCATCCTGACCGCAAACCGGTACTTCTTTTTGGCTGACGCTTGCGGAGCCCAATGGCCTGAGTAGTTGGGACTCAGCTCCTTGGGGGGCCACGGCAGGGTAAGCCTAGCGGGTGATCTTTTCGATTGTGTCATTCAGTACGCTTAATTCGGTCTTTTTCAATACGTTCCAGATAGCCTTGCGACCGTGGATACCGTTGTGGCTCCCTTGGTGGCAGTCCTTGCAAAGGGGTATACAGGTGTACTGGAGCCCCTGCTCGATGTGGTGGGCATCAGAGGGTTCCGCAGCTCCGCAGACCCCGCAGGGCAGGGATTTGACCGCCGCCAAGTGCCGTCTCTGGGGGGCGGTGAGCTTATTGTTCACGCAGCCTAGACTTTCTCAGACAGGTGGTCTTGCACCCGCAATGGGGCTCGCGCTTGTAGTCCGGTAAAAAGCCGAACTTCATGTCTAGGTACTTGGCCTCTATCTCCCTCAAGACCTTGCAGTCTATTCCCATGACAAGCCTATCCCGGCAGCCGGTGCATTGCAGATTGAAAACCGGCGAGTTTTTGTCGCACTTTTCACAGGTCATGCAACCTTCAGACCTTCTTTAGCGGCCTTGATCACCGCAGCCCTAAAGTCTTGCGGGCTAGTGAACTTACTCTCGATTACCCCCAGCTCCGCGCCTTTAGCTTGGATTCCGGGCCAAGTCTCGTGCCAAGGCTTTTCGTTCACGATGTCCGGTAGGTCAACTTCCTCCTCGTCCATCCAGCCGCCATCATTTAGCCATGTGCTTGGGTAGGGGATGTACTGGCCCCCAGCCTTGGCCCAAGAGTCAGACTTCCTAGCCCGCGCAATCGCAGCCAACAGCTCCTCAATTGGCGGCCTGATCTTGGCGAGCTTCTCCCAAGTGCGGAGCGCCTGAAGTTTGCTTTTCTTCTTCGGGTAGGCTTTCCAAAAGGTCTCAAAGTCAGTCATCTTCGCGCTCCCGGATGGACTTCGCGGCCTCTTTACTGACGTAGCTGGCGAGCTTGGCGCACTCGGCTCGCTCGTACTGAACGGCCTTCTTGATGGCCTTCACCATGATCTCGGAGGCGCTCTGCTTAACGTCCCCGATGACAACCTCTAGCATCTTGGCTATCTGGGCATCTGAGGCCGTCCAAAGCGGTTTAATCAGGTCTCCCTGAGTGCGGATCATCCCAACCGACAGGGCTAGGTGTTCTATATCGTCACGGGTCATGTAAGCTCCTTTCGGTAAATACTAGGCCATTAGGAAACTGTTTGCAAGTACCTATCGACCAAAGACCGACCAACTAGCAAAAACAGGTTTTTGCCAGACTTACATGGAGATGTATCCCGTAACAACGGTACTCTAGGTAGCCATGCCCACTACTAGACGGATATAGCGGGTGTCGACCCCGGCTCCGTGGCTACTTATTCCACGGCCTCTATCCCATCCCCGCCTTCTACTTTGCTGGCGTTTCGCGCAGTCGGAAATGGAAAAACCCTTTAGTGGAGACTTGGGCTTGACAGGCCAGCATCGGGCAAGAACCAAACGATGACTACAAGCCCCCACTAAAGGGTTCTGGGTACTCAGTTCTTGCCAAACGCCGGGGTGTCACTTCCGACGCATGAATTGTAACGGTTTCCAATAACGTCCAAGTTAGATTAACCCCACACTTTGTAGGGAAATATAAAAATAATTGAAAAAAGATTAAAAACCACTTGCAAACAGTTTACTAATATGGATAATCACTTTTACGGTCACTTGATCGTAACTAACCGGAGAGAATAAATGACAAACGCAACAGTAATCAAAACAGAAATTTATCTTCAGCCAGAGCGTTATAACCGTAACTTACGCGCCACAATTTCTGGCGCATGGATTTGTGATTCAGATAACGGTTGTTTTGCAATTTGCCCAGATTATGCGGCTAAAACTTCAGAACAAGCTCTTGCAATTCTGAACGGTCGCGGTCAAGAACAATACGTTTTAATTAACGCATAATTAACGGGGCTTCGGCCCCACCTTCGGAGAGAATAAATGACAACATCACAAACTTGGTCAATATATCGGGATGATCCTGTTGACCATGTCCTCAGAGTAACAACCCCCCAAGGCCACTACCACCAATGCGTTCATTGCAAGGGTCGCATCTTTACGTCCGACCATGATTGCCTTGAGCGTTTTATCACCGACCACCAAGACTGTGAGGCAACGAAATGACTGACGCAGAACACCACCAGCAAGAACTTGAGCAACAAGAGCAAGAAGAAAGAATCACCATGTCTCACCTAGACCAGATTGCTTACAGATGTTTAGGTGTAGCCCAAGCAGTTCGTGACCTGAGTTTTATGCGTGACCCGGAGTCGTTTGAGAAGTCGAGAGCCCGCTTAATCGAGCTGGCAACTGAGTTTGATAATCTAAGGAGAAAGTACGATGAGCAAAGTAGATCAAGTCGTTAAGCATTTGAAAACCCGTGGACACATTACATCGTGGCAAGCCATTCAGTTGTATCGCGCCACACGCCTTGCAGACATTATTTTTAATCTGCGCTCCAAAGGCATGGCGATCAACACGGTGATGTGCGTGAAAGGCAAGGAGCGTTACGCTCGTTACGTTTACATGGGGAAGAAATGACTAAAGACGAATTTGGTGATTTAATAGCTGGTGCGTTGTTTGCACTCGTAGCAATAATGGCAATGTTTATCTAAGGAGAATAACTTGAATACAGGCATAGTAAATATTCGTGGTAAAGAGTATCAGACCGTAGCCCTACGGGTTCAAAAGTTCCGTGAGGCTCACCCGGAGTGGGAGCTGTCTACCGAGATCATCAAGGCAGACGATACCGTGGTGATCATGCAAGCCAACATCTACAACGACACGGGCCGCTGCATCGCTACGGGACACGCAGAGGAGTTCAGAGCCTCTAGCCAGATCAACTCAACATCAGCTTTAGAGAACGCTGAGACCAGCGCCATCGGTCGGTGTCTAGCTGCGGCTGGTTGGGGCGGTACTGAGTTTGGCTCCGCCAATGAAGTTCAGAACGCTATCCATCAGCAAGCCACGCCTAAAAAACGTGAGAGCAAGAGTAAAGAGGAACTGCTCAAGATAATCAATGAGGCATCCAGCTCTGAGATCCTAGCCGTGTTCTGGAAAGCTCTAACCCCAGATGAGCGCGAGCTGGTCAGGACTGAGGCCGCAGCTAGGGGCGCAGAACTCAAGGGGGCTAAGGATGCGTGAAGCCAACCCATACCAGCTTGACGGCAACTGGTGGAACGCCAGACTAGGTAAGCTCACCGCCTCGCGTATGAGCGCGGCTATGAACTTCTTGAAGTCTGGCAAGGAATCCAGCGAGCGCGAGAACCTACGCTATGAGGTCGTAGCCGAGAGGATCACCAACACCTTCGCGGATAAGTACACGACATCCGATATGCAATGGGGGGTTGAGCAAGAGGCCGCAGCCAAGGAACGGTTTGAATCCGTGACCGGTTTGATCGTGACCGACACCCCGTTCATCGACCACCCGCGTATTGAGTTCTTGGGATGCTCACCGGACGGGTTTGTATCAGACGGGTCGCTCATAGAAGTTAAGTGCCCCAAGACCAAGACCCACATGAAGTACATCGCCAACCAAGAAGTCCCTGCGGAGTACAAGCCGCAGATGACCCTACAGGCTGCGGTCACGGGTAAGCCCGTCTGGTTTGTTTCCTACGATCCGCGCATGGGTGAGGGTAAAGACCTGTTCATCAAGAAGTTCAAACCCACCCCGGAGGAGATCAAGGTAGTTGAGGACGCAGCCGAGCAATTCTTGGCTGAGTGCGAGGCCCTATTTGATTTCTACAACAACAAAGCTGTTTACTTTGACAAGGACTAAAAATGTTATTGATTGGATTAGCAAGAATCGGCAAGGAGCCAGCAGTTCGTTACACACCAGACGGAAAACCTGTAATGGATCTATCGCTGGCTATGGACTACGGTAAAAAGGGCGCGGACGGCAAACGGCCTACGCAATGGATTTCCGCGACCATGTGGGGTGACCGGGTAGAGAAATTACAGAGCCACCTAGTCAAGGGCCAGAGCCTCTTTGTAACCCTGTCCGAACCCCACTTGGAGGAATACAAGCGCAAGGACGGGACTACCGGAATGTCCTTGCGGGCAAGGTTAAATGAGCTGGAGTTCGCTGGAGCCCCGCGAGACAAGGTGCGCGAGGAGCCCAAAGTTGAAGATTTAGATGACGATATTCCTTTCTAGGGGGACTTATGGAAGATATTTCAGCAATCATTATTAAGCTCGATTTGAACCTGTCAGAGCTAAAGCGTCTGATCAGAACCCCGGCGTTTGCCGATAACGAAAAGATTACGCAGATCATTTTGGATATGCGCTGGCAGTTATCGCAAGCCCTGACCTCGATTGGCAAAAATGCCGAATAGGGTCAAGTGCTGGGCTCTGAAAGATTCGCGAGGCCGCTACGTTCAGATAGAACATGGTGCAATGCCGCAAGAAGCCTTTAAGAACTTGACATTTAGAACTCAACGGGCGGCTAATGAATGGCTGGCTAGGAACTTGTACTGGTACTACAAGGCCAAACCCGTTCAGGTAATTGTCAACATCAAGGAGGTAGGTGAACCATGAACTTCGTATCTCATTTAGTTGCCGCTGACATTTGGTTTTTTATTCTGTGGATGATTGCAATGATCGCGATGGTCTGCTTTGTATGCTCACAAAAGGAAAAAAAAGATGAAAAGACTACTGATAGTTTTAGCCCTGACCGGGTGCGCCACCACAAACCCCGGGGACTATAACGTCACCCCACCAGCTCAGAAGCTGGTCGTGGATAAAGAGGTTCACGCCATGACCAGATTAGAGACCGCCAACGCCATTCAGGACTGTCAGGCGGCTCGGACTCGCGCTGTTGTGATCTACGGTCGCAGGGCCGTGGGAGGGGTGACTAGGGACGTTGTAATCGATGTAACGTGCGCCCCGCTGTACTAAAAAAGAACCCGGCCTAGACCGGGTCAAGCCCCAAAGGGCAAAGAGAAAGCGTCTTAACTGTAGCCCCGAGTCCCCTGCCGGTCAATGATTAACGCCTGACCGCGTGGGGACGTTTCTTGGGTGTTTGGGACGCTGATGTGCGTCCATGAGTCAAACTCTAGAATGATCTGATCAAAGGGCACAGAGGCCGCTATACAAGCCTCTACAACCTCCCGTGGCTTCATGCCGGGAACCCGTAGGTCAGCCGCACAGCCCAGCCGGTGCTGGGAGGTGTCCTTAGACCCTACCGCGTCATTGACCTGTTTCGACCGAAAGGCCGAGTTGATCATTACCGGTTTGCCCCCGACCGCAGCCTTGACCTGTTCCAGTAGCGCCGCCAGACGGATCAGGTTCTCTTTCTCCGCATTTGAGGGAATATTGAGCCAGCCGTTACGCTCGGCGGTCTCAGACCGCACCAGCTCGTCATAGGTAAAGTGTTCGGATAGGTTCATTTCTTAGCCTTCATGTCCATGACCTTCTCAAGCGTTCTGCCGCCGAAGTAAAACGACATCACCAGCATCCCCCATTGACCCAAGAGGGACACAAAGTTGTCCGAGATGTCCAAACCAAGCGCATCCATAATTGCAAGGGCTAGGTAGGCGGTTAGGATGTAGACCAAAGTCATGGGACGGATGTTCTTAGATAGCCATGAGTCCGAGTTCATGTCGGCTGCAAGCCTCTTGGTAAGCTCTTGGGCCTCGATGTTGTCCGCAGCCAACTCAGCCAGACGGCCTTCCTGTT